TGGCTGAAAAATCTTTCAGATGCAGCAACACAAGTATTAGATAAAGTAGACAAAGAAGCATCTAAGACAGGTCAGCTCAACGCTGATAACTTACAGATGGCATCACTCTGTGGTGGCTTTCTATACCTCTATCATCTCGCCCAATCACATCAAATTATTCATTCATTAGATAACACAACAGTACATTGACTTTAGAAATCAGTCGCAAAGACGTAGAGGGAACTGAATTAACCTCTTACACATCAGAAGATAGGTTTATCAAACTTCCTATAGAACCCTACATGGAACTATTGGGGGTTACTCCTATCGCATCACAACTAGCAATTATAAATGCTATCAACAACCCTAAGTATCGTTTTGTATGCGGAGCAGTATCAAGACGTCAGGGAAAAACTTATATTTCAAACATAATCGGACAGCTTACAGCGCTTGTTCCGAACACGCACATATTAATTATGTCACCTAACTACTCTTTGTCTCAGATATCATTTGACTTACAAAGACAACTTATTCGACACTTCGATTTAGAAGTTACAAAAGACAACGCAAAAGACAGAGTTATAGAACTATCAAACGGTTCTACAGTTCGTATGGGGTCAATTAATCAAGTAGACTCTTGTGTTGGTAGATCCTATGATCTAATTATTTTTGACGAAGCAGCACTTGTTGATGGTAGAGATGCCTTCAATGTAGCGCTACGTCCTACGCTAGATAAAGATAACTCCAAAGCAATTTTTATATCTACACCTCGTGGTAGAAATAATTGGTTTGCAGACTTTTTCTATCGTGGTTTCTCAGACGAATTTGCAGAATGGTGTTCAATAAGAGCAACATATCATGAGAATCCAAGATTTAGCGAAGAAGATATTGTAGAAGCTAAAAAATCTATGTCTGGAGCAGAGTTTGCTCAGGAATATATGGCTGACTTTAATACTTATGCAGGACAGATATGGTCATTTGACTATGAGAAATGTGTAGCAGATCTAAGTGAGTTAGATACTAGTAAAATGGATGTTATTGCAGGACTTGACGTGGGGTACAAAGACCCTACAGCTTTGTGTGTTATTGCATACGACTGGGACTCAGGCAACTTTTATGTATTAGATGAGTATCTAGACTCAGAAAGAACAACAGAACAACATGCAATGCAGATACGTGCCTTACAAGATAAGCATGATATTGATTGGATATACATTGATTCGGCAGCACAGCAAACAAGATTTGACTTTGCACAGAACTATGATGTAACTACGATTAATGCAAAGAAATCTGTTCTTGACGGAATAGGTGAAGTGGCAAGCATAGTCGATAACAATAAACTTATAGTTGATCAAAAGTGCTTTCACACACTCGAATGTTTAGACCAGTACCAGTGGGATCCAAATCCGAATCTTATGAAAGAGAAGCCAAAACATGATAGATTCTCTCACATGTCGGATGCTCTGAGATATGCGCTGTACACTTTCGAGACATCAGCAACAACTTTTTAAATTAAGCAGACCTACGAAAAAATGTTTCTTGACTTTTTCGTGGTATTTTAGTATAATACAAGATAAGAGAAAAATAAATGAATCTTAAGCGAGACTTAGTCAAATACGTTAGAGACAAAGCAAAGTCAAAATACGACAAGGGAACGGAATGTCAAATTTGCGGAAGTACGGAAAATCTGGACTTTCATCACTTCTACGGAATGACGGAACTACTAGATAAGTGGCTAAGAGAGAACAAATTGATCATTGATACCGCTGAAGAAATAATGGAAGTTAGAGATACGTTTATAGAGCAGCATATCGCAGAACTATACGAAGAGGCTGTAACTCTTTGTCATAATCATCATTTAAGATTACATTCCATTTATGGAAAAAGACCCAAATTATTCACAGCCCAAAAACAAAAACGTTGGGTACTAAAACAAAGAGAAAAACATGGCATGGTATGACCGACTACTAGGTAGACAAACACAGATCTATAGCGACGAAGAAAAGAACAATCCTGCTCAATACCTAATCGGTAGAGAGGAGGGATTGACCGTTGAATCTAGGGAAGTTGTCACTAGGTATCGTGATGCTTACGAGAAACTCGAAGTAGTAAACCGTGCAGTAAATATTGTTGTAGATGACGTTGCAGAGATTCCAATGGATGTCGGACCTAAAGTCACAGGACTTAGTCCAGTAGTTAAAAACATTAGAAAAGTTACTGTTAATAACTTACTAAATGTGCAACCCAACCCATTTCAAGACATAAATACATTTAAAAGAAATCTGATAATTGATTTATTAATTGATGGAAACATATTTATTTATTTTGACGGAAACGGCATGTATCACTTACCTGCTGAAAACGTTACAATTGAGACAGACGAACAAACATATGTGAGCAAGTATACGTACGATGGAATTATCGACTACTCACCAAGTGAAATCATACACGTTAAGGAAAACTCCTTTAACTCTATTTATAGAGGTGTACCAAGACTAAAACCTGCATACAGAACGATGCAACTTTTAGCAAGTATGAGAAACTTTCAGGACAACTTCTTTAAGAATGGAGCAGTCCCAGGACTAGTACTAAAAAGTCCGAATACACTAAGTGAGAAGATAAAAGAACGTATGCTAGCTGCTTGGAGAGCCCGTTACAACCCGAGCACAGGAGGGAGACGACCTCTAATTTTAGATGGTGGTTTAGAAATAGATAATTTAACGGAGGTAAACTTTAAAGATCTAGACTTCCAAGCAGCTATTGAGGCAAACGAAAAGATTATACTACAGGCAATAGGCGTACCGCCATTGCTATTGGATAGTGGGAACAATGCAAATATTCGACCTAACCATAGGCTATACTACTTAGAAACAGTACTACCTATAGTTCGAAAAATAAACTTTGCATTTGAGCGTTTCTTTGGATTCGACCTTTCAGAAGATGTGAGCAATATACCTGCTCTACAGCCCGAACTGAAAGACTCGGCAGCATATTACAGTACTTTAGTTAATACTGGAATTATGACTCCAAACGAGGTCAGAGAAGCAATGAGAATGGAGCCGTTAGAAGGGCATGACGACTTAAGAGTGCCTGCTAATATTGCAGGCTCAGCAGCGAATCCATCGGAAGGTGGTAGACCTGCAGAAGAGGAAGAAAATAATGGCGAATAAAAAACAAGTGTTAAAACAACTAGCTGATTATTTTGCGAAAAAAGGGAAAATAATGACACCTGCAGAATATAAAGCTGCAGATGACGCACCCATGAGATTTACTATTGCCAAGCGCCCTTTCGGGTCTTGGGGAAGAGTAGGTTCTATGATTAAAACTAATTTTCCTGAGCAATGGGAAAAGGCTAATCCTTCTGAAGAAGAACCAGTCGCTCCAAAAGTTGCTAAAGCGCCCAAAAAAGCTGCGACGCCTAAAAAGGCAGATGCAAAGAAATAAGGGGAATAATTATGCAAAAGATTTTTAATTTAACATCAACTTTCAAATCCGTTGAACCCAACGAAGATGGAAGTGTCAATATCAAAGGATATGCCAGCACTAACGACACAGATCGTGCAGGAGATGTTATTAATAAAGAAGCATGGGAAAAAGGAGGATTGGAGAATTTTGGAAATAATCCAATTATACTTTTTAACCATGATTACAATAGACCTATCGGCAGAGCCACCTCATTAGAGACTGACGAAAAGGGACTAAAGATTACAGCAAACCTGTCAAAAAGTGCTGGTGATGTAACAAATTTAGTGAAAGAGGGTATTCTGAGAGCATTCAGTGTCGGTTTCCGCGTCAAAGACGCAGATTATATGGAAAGCGGCGATGGGTACTTGATTAAAGATGCGGAGTTGTTTGAAGTAAGCGTGGTATCCGTACCCGCCAACCAAGCAGCCACCTTCTCTGTGGCGAAGTCTTTTGATACTCAATCAGAATATGATGAGTGGAAAAAGCAATTTGTCAAACCAATCGAGGCTACTAAACAGCCTCAAGATAACACAGACATAACGTCTGTCTTCAAGGAAAAAATAATGTCAGAAAATAAAGACTTTAATCTTGAAGAGTTTGCAAAGAACGTTGCTAAAGAAACAGCTGCAACTATTGCGATGCAACAAGCAGATGCTAAAGCGAAAGCTATAGCGGAAGAAAAAGCCGTCGCAGAGAAAGAAGTTGAAGAAAAAGCAATCGAAGATGCTAAACTCGAAGAAAAGAAAGCTGAAGTATCAGCTATTATCGAAGCAGGAACATCTGGAGCAGAAGCATTAGTTTCTGACCTAGAGAAACGCATTGATAGTCAATACTCTAACGTTGAAGAAGTTGTAGAAGGCCTAAAAGCTGAACTACAAGAGAAATCTGAAGAAATCCAACAAATCAGAGAATCCAAAAGAATCTTTGGTGAAAGACAGAAGGGCGGAAGCCTTGATTCATTCACTAGTGATCTAGAGGATATATGGTTACTTGGAAAAGCTACAGGTAAAGGGCTTAATACTAAGCACGCTATAGCTACAATGGAAAAAGTTAATGCCATGTCAGGTATTGACGTTTCATCTGCAGATTTTGAGCAAACTGTTTCAACTAACATTGAAAGAGACATACAGAACGAATTAGTACTAGCTCCTCTATTTAGGGAAATAGCTATGAATTCTGCAACTCAAATATTACCAATCCTACCAGATGCTGGCTACGCTGAATTTACAGGTAACCAAGCAGCTTCAGGATCTGCACCTCATGGTAACTTAGACCCAAGAGGGGATGCATACGATCCTGCGAATGGTGCTGGTATAGTAATGACTGAAAGAACTCTTTCAACCAAAAAACTGATCTCTCAATCATACCTAGGCAACGAAACTGAAGAAGATGCAATTATGCCAATTCTTCCATTAATTCGTGAGTCTATGATCAGATCTCATGCCAGAGGCATTGAGAATGCACTACTTGCTGGTGATGACGCTGATGGCGTTTACGGCACAAGTGGAGCAGCGTTTGAAGGTATTTTGCACTTAGCAAGAAACGATTCAGACTTAACACAGACTTCAACTGCATTTGCATCAGATGCTCTTACAGCGCTACAACTATTAGCTGCTAGAAAGAACATGGGCAAATACGGCTTAAAGGCTGAAGACGTAATTTACGTTGTATCTCAAAGAGGATACTTCGAGTTACTAGAAGATGCTGAATTCCAAGATGTAAACTTAGTGGGCGATATGGCTACTAAAATATCTGGGGAAATCGGAACAGTATTTGGATCTAAAGTAATTGTATGTGACGAGTTCGCTACACCTGCTGTATCTAAATTCCACGCCGTTGCAGTATATCCTAGAAACTACGTTATGCCAAGATTACGTGGAATGACCGTTGAGTCAGACTACGAAGTTGCGGCTCAAAGAAGAGTACTAGTTGCTTCTCAAAGAATTGGCTTCACCGATCTAATCGATGGCGCTACTTCTAAGTGGGCATTACAGTACAAAGCTTCTTAATTAATTTACACCGCGCTACGCGGGTATAAAGAAATATGCTGGGTGACTTGGGGGAGTAAAGGCTCCTCCAAGTTTCACCTCACTTATTAAAGGACACAAAATGGCAAACCTAGTTACTACAAGAGACTACAAAAATTACAAACAGATGGATCATAACAAGGACGATGCAAAGATCGATACCTTGGTTTCTTCTGTGAGTCAAATGGTTAAAACATATTGTGGACACTCTATCATTGATTATTACTCTGCTACTAAAACAGAAATATTTGATGTCGAGGATAAACTCACTTCGGAGGTTTTTGTCACAGAATCTCCACTCACTAGTGTTACTTCCGTGCAAGAACGAAGCTCAATAGCTGATAGTTACGAGACTCTAACCAACAATACGCATTACTATGTAGATACAGAACATGATCGTATTAGAAGGATAGATGGCAGTACAGGTATCGATTATTGGCCTCAAGGGTTCGGAGCAGTAAAAGTAGTATATAACGCAGGATATTCAGCTGTACCAGCTGATTTAAAACTTGCAGTATATGATTTAATTACATACTACTTAAAAGAAGAATATAAAACACAACGTTCAATCGCTGGAACCACCCTAAGAAATGAAGGTAGTACCTCAATCAGAAATGATATAGGTTTTCCAGACCACATCAAACGAGTACTCGACCTTTATAAAATTATAGATATAGTATAATGTCGGCAAAATTCTGGACGAAAATCCTAACGGAAATAAAGACTCAAGGCAAAGACTCGAAAAACACAAATAAGTGGCGACGAGAGTCCCGTAGCCTTGCTTTTAACCAAGAAACTTTATATCGAAATGATATAATGGATGGAGTTTACAAATGGCTACAGAGAGTAGACACCAGAATGCCGAAACAAGAGCTTACAGCTTTTAATAAAGACTTAGAGGCCCTTGTAGATGAGTACTTAGATATAATGTACCAAAGAGGATTAAAAAATGGTAAGATTAAAGCTACTCGTACATCTGATTCAGTAGTTTTTATCTTTCCCCCTCAAGCAGCCCCCAAAGATGGTGGAACAGGAACTGGTAACAAGCAACTTTGGGAAGCGTATAATCAATTCAGAAGAAAAGAGCTGGGAGTATTAGGAAATAAGATACTTAGAACAGAAAGAAATAGTAAAAACTATAATTTTAGTTATATTGTTGGAACAGATGGAGTAAGACGTGCACAAGCATATTCTTCTAGCAACGCTTTAGATAAACAAGCAGGTATATCAGATGCGCTACATGGAGATTTAAAACAGGGAGTAAAAAGTACTGTTGCTTCATATAAAGGACGAAGTAAAGTTGCAGAAGAAAGCAACAAGAGAAGGAAAATAAGAAACGATCTTGCCGAGACTATGTATAGAAGTCCATATTTTCCTACAACATACACGAACTTTCAAGTAGAAGCAGAATTTGATAGGAGTCTTTTAGACTTTATTGATACAGAGTACGGCTTTGAAGTTTTGCAAGATAATCCTATTGATGGGAGTAAACTAAAAGACACTTATGTTTTAATTCAAACTACACGAGGCACTCAAAAAGAAAACAAGCGAATGCAACAAACAGGCGCTGACAAAGACAAAGTTTTTGATGAGATGATAGAGGCAGGTGTTAAAGCAGTTCGAAAAGATATGCTAGCACGCTTTTCAAAAGCAAGATTTGGGGACACAATTGAAGCTTCTACACCCTTAAAAGAAAGAGGTAAAAGAGCAGTAACAAAACAAATTGTAGGGCATCTTAAAAAAGGAACAAAAGGCAGTAAGAATATAAAAGTTACTTCAAAAGAGAAGAAACCTGTAAAAGGTAAAAAATATAGTACCCCAAAAGTTGCAGTAAAAGGTAAAAAAGGAAAAACTAGAAAGAGTAAGGCTCGAAAACCAAACTCAAAAGTATTGTTAGCAGCAAGGAGTGGGAATCGTACATCAACTAAAGGTCAAAGTCCAATTGCTTTACTAACACTAATAAATAAGGTTCTTCCAAGAGAATTAATGAAAAACATGACGGGAGTCTATCCTCGTAGCTTAGAAAATAGAACAGGACGATTTAGGCAAAGTGCACAAGTTACGCAAGTAATTCCTTTTCCACAGTCAGTAGAGATACAGTACACATATATGAAAGATCCGTACGAAGTATTCGAACCAGGCTCAGGAAACCCTTTAGCCAGCACAGGAAGAGACCCACGAAGAATAATAGGTGGAACAATAAGAGAAATAGCTCAAGAAATGATGGGCACAAAATATGGTCTAGTAAGGACTAAGAGAGTATAATGACAAGAAGTATATCGACAAGACGATCGCAAATATTAGATGCCTTAGTTGTAAAACTAAAGGATATCAATGGTACGGGCGATTACCGTACTACACTCTCAAATCAAGTATTTCCTCAGATGAAGTTTTGGGACGAAATTAGTACTTATCCAGCTGTGCATATGTCTGCAGGCACAGAAACACGAGAATATTATGGAGGCGGACAAAGGTGGAGATTTTTACAAGTTACAATTCGAGGATATGTAAATCAGGAAGACCCTACGGAGGCTCTTTGCTTACTACTCGAAGATATAGAATATGTACTGGATAACAACAATCAGTTGACTTATTCAGACTCATATGGAAGCGCTGGTGTCGCACAAATTTCGGTCATATCAATAGATACGGACGAAGGAGTGCTTGCACCTCTCGGCATCGGCGAAATGATAATAGAGGTGCGTTATTAGAAAACCGAGTACTTTAGCAAAAGCAAACGTATTCGCTTTTCAAGCCAAATAGGAGACTATAATGGCAACTAAATTGTATTTTTCTCGAGATACGAAAGTCATAGCACACGTACCCCAGTCATCGGCTGGAACTAAAAGCATGTACTATGACATACCCGTCTTAGATGGATTTTCGTTTTCTCAAGCAACAAATACTAGTGAAATTACTTTGAATGAAGCACAAAGTACTGCAGGAGTTAGTAGAAGAGGTCGAGCAATGTTTAACGACTCTTACGCACCAGTTGAGTGGAGTTTTTCCACTTATATGATGCCTTTTACTTCTGCTGGGGGTACAAAAGGTACTTCAGGAAAAGCAAGCGGTACAGATGGAGCACATTGCGAAGTATCAGAAGCACTATGGGCTATGTTTTTTGGACAAACAGTGAATGCAGGAGTTACTTCTGACGCCACTAACTTGGACATAACACAAAGCACTGCTAATAAAGCAACCCTTGGTGTTTTTGACTTATTTTTTGTAATGGGTGCATCTCAAGCTGCAACTGCATATAACTTTACAACTGGGAATGCTACGGCAAACCAGATGATTTATAAGTTATCTGATTGCTCAATCGGAGAAGCCTCATTTGATTTTGATTTAGATGGAATTGCTACTGTAAATTGGTCTGGAAACGGAAAACTAATTTCAGAAGAAGCAACTCTTAATTTATCATCATCAGATGCATTGATTAATGAAGGCGTGTCAAACACTACGGGATTTATTCGTAACAGAATATCTGATTTAACAATTACAGGAGACGCTTCTGGAAGCTCAGTAACTTATGTAAGTACTCTTACAGGTGGAAACATCAGTTGGAGTAATAACTTAACTTACTTAACACCAGAGACTCTTGGAGTAGTAAATCAACCTTTAGGGCACGTTACAGGAACGAAAACAATTGGAGGAAACTTCACTTGTTACCTAGATAATGCAGGCAATACATCAAGTGCAGAGCTATACGAAGACCTCGTAGAAGCAACCTCTGATATTCAAAACTCTTTTAGTTTAGCTTTTGATATCGGTGGAAGTGGGACTCCGCATTGTTTAATTACAATGCCAACTGCTCACTTAGAAGTACCAAGTCATTCAATTGATGAAGTAATTTCATTGGAAACTAATTTCCATGCGCTACCAAGCGACTTTGACTCAACAGACGAAATCTCAGTATTTCAATTTGTAGGTAAAGACGTTAACGCGTAAACTAGTGTATCGGGGCGGTTACCCGCCGCCCCAATACTTTTTATTAACCCTTAACAGGAACCAGCATGAACGAACAAACAAAAACAGCACCAGTGTCTTTAGCCAGTCTAATGACACCAATGAAAACAGTATCAATTGATTTTCCAGATATGGAGGGCTTTACTATTGACCTTTGTTACTTAGCAAGAGAAGAATTATTAAAACTTAGAGGCAAGTGTCTCAAGCAAAAGTTTAATAAGAAAACTCGTGCTTTCGAAGAAACACTCGATGAAGATACATTCTTAGTCGAATATGTTTCTGCCGTAATAAAAGGTTGGAAAGGATTAAAGTATGATCACCTTAGACAGTTAATTTTAATTGAAACAGAAGGTTTAGATTTAGAAGCCGAACTTCCTTTTACACAAGAAAATGCAGAGTTACTTATGAAAAATTCAAGTGACTTTGATACTTGGGTAACAGAATCAGTAGGTGATCTTGAAAATTTTACCAAGAACAAGTAGCTTATATAGGCGAGTTACTTGAAAGATATTACAACGTAAATTCTCAATTTAAAAGCTACGAAGAATATATTGCTGTAATGGAAAGATTAGGACGAGAGCCTGATCCAGATAAAGCACCTTTAGAGCAGCACCATTTTCCACCAGAAGTACAAATTGCCTTTTTTGTACACAGCTTACTCCCCGAAAGATGGGATGGAGCAAGCGGAACATACTTAGGAAAAGATTGGAGTGCTCTAGGAGCTTTTCTAAATGTATATGATATACAAGAACAACAAGTTGTAGTTATATTTTTAAAGCAGATAGACTTATATAACTCACAACATATTAACGATAAGTTAGAAAAACAGCGTAAAGCAGAAGAAAGACGCACAAGCGGGAGTAGTACTCCAAGCGTACCAAAAAGATAATGGCAAAAAATGATGTAATAATAACGCTTCGAGTTGACGACAAAGGAAACATTAAACAAGTCGGCAGAGATTCGAGGAAAGCAGCAAAAGATGTAGATAAACTTGGCAAATCAGCAGCAAGTACTGATAGGCATATGAAGGGTGTAACACAACAATCTTCAAATGCTTCCAAAAACTTTTCAAAGATGGCACAAGGAATGTCAGGAGGGCTAGTACCCGCTTACGCTACTTTAGCAGCACAAATATTTGCTGTAACAGCTCTCTTTAGGTTTTTACAACAAGCAGCAGATTATAGAGTTCTTATACAAGGACAAAAAGCATTTGCAGCAGAAACAGGAATAGCGTATAATAGTATTGCAAAATCTTTACAAAAAGCTACAGATGGACAATTAGCTTTTAAAGACGCTTCTCAAGCCGCTGCTATAGCAAGTGCTGCAGGAGTTAACCCAGATCAACTAGAACGATTAGCCACAGGAGCTAGAAACGTATCGATTGCATTAGGTCGAGACTTAACAGACTCTTTTAATAGGTTAATTCGTGGTACAACAAAAGCGGAGCCTGAACTTTTAGATGAATTAGGTATTATACTAAGGTTAGATGAAGCAACTAAAAAGTATGCAGATAGTATAAACAAAACAAAAGAACAATTAACTATCTTTGAAAAATCTCAAGCGGTAACTGTAGAGGTACTTGCTCAAGTAGAAGGTAAATTTGGAGCAATTGGAGACAATGCTGAGCTTCAAGTAAACGCATTAAATCAGTTTGCAAAAGCATTTGATGATGTAGTAAATAAACTCTATGAGTTTGTTGGGCCCGTTGCAGAAGGACTAGCTAGATTTTTTGGCAAAAATTTAACAGCATTCATTGGAGCATTAGGAGTATTTGCTATTCCAATTATACGAATGATACTCCCATCTTTTGATGAGTGGTCAGCAAAAGCCGCAGAAAATGCCGTAGTACATAAACAAGCTTTTGAAAGTCAAAAAGCAGACTTAGCTTCTTATAGAGCAGCTTTAGCTGCAGCAAAAACAGGAGCAGGAGTAAATAGAACAAATTTTGCAACTCAAGCAGGGAAAATGGGCGTAAATGCTTCTGGTAGAGGCAAGGCAGCTGCTATTGCTCATTTTGAGAAACAGACAACACAACTTGTAAAAGGCGAGATTACCAAAAGGACAGGAATACTTGCAAATGCTACTAAAAAAGACGTAGCAATACTTAAAGCTTCTTATACTAAAATGATGGCAGACACAAAAGGTACTACTACTTGGATTAACCGACAATTTCAAACAATGGGTATGAGATTCAAAGTAGTTACCACAGGCATGAAAACAGCCTGGCAAGGAACTATGTCTTTTATGGGTAAAGTAGCTTCAAAAACAGGAAAGCTAATGAACAAAGCACTTTCAATACTTATGATATTTAGTATGGGTATGATGCTATGGGATTTGATAAAGCCATATTTAGGTTTTGTAGATAAAGAGGACAACTATGCGGAATCCGTAAAAGCAGCACAAGACTTAAATAAAGAATTAAAGTTAATGGCTAATAGATTTAATGAAAAAATATTAACAGGCACAGGCAACACTTTAGCAGATGGAATAGAAGCACTAATTTATAAAGGAAATGTTGCTACAAGTGCCAATTTAGGGGCTCGACTAACAGAGTACATGGAAGCAGACCCCGCAGGTCGTGAATCATTAAGACCAGAAATATTGAGTACAATAGACTCAATTGCACAAATGGATTCAACTTATTTTGCACTAAATGAAACTTTAAAAGATGGACAACCAATAACCGCAAAAACAGTAGAAAAAATTGAAGAACTACAAAGAGGTTTAAAATCAGGAGCAGCAGCTGCAAAAACCCTGCAACAAGCATTGATAGACTTTAGTAAAGCCGAGAATGACTTTGTTAGAAGTAAAACTAAAGGACCTTATAATCAACTAATAGATAATGCTCGAAATGCTCAAAAAGGAGCGACGGGTAGCATGTCACGTATAGATATTACAACGACGGCTATGCAAAATGAAAAGAAAATAGTACAAGACAGAATTGACCATTACAATAAAGTTACTCCTTCTGGTATTCTTCCAAGTGACGAACATATGATGAATATTAACAGAATGGACGAGCTAGACGCCTTGATTAAATTAAATAAAAAAGAAAAGGCTGGTTTTCAAAGTCAATTTGACATAGCAGGGGGTAATATAACAAAATATACTAAATATAATACTATGGCGAGTCAGTCACAAAGACAGGGAGACTTATATAAATCTCAGGCTTCTCGAGTTTCAAGAAGAAAAGACGCTTTAGGAGATAATGCACGAATGGAAATAGGTATTCTACAGAAAAAACTGCAAATAACCTCAGCACAAAATGAGTTAGAACTTCTTATGGATATTCGTAAGAAAAAAGAAGGGGATACAACAAGCGCAGAATATATTAATGCAAACCAAGCAGTTTTAAACCAGGAAAGTAAAGTAAAACTATTGGTACAAGAGAAAGAAACTTTAGAAGCCTTACAAGACCCTTTAACTCAAGTTGCAGACGGAATGACAAATGCATTTGGACAAGGAATGGAGCAAGCAATTCTTGGTATAATTGATGGGACAAAATCAATGAAAGAAGGCTTCTTAGATATGGCAAAAGCAGTATTATCTGCAATCGCACAAATTATAGCAAAACTCATCGCAATGAAAGCCCTACAAGCAATGGGACTTCCAGTTCCTGGCTTTGCCTTTGCAAATGGGGGAATAAAACCTAAAGGGTATGCAAGTGGTGGTATTGTAACACAGCCAACATATTTAGCAGGTGAAGGAAAATACAACGAAGCCGTAGTACCTTTACCTGATGGAAGAAGTATACCTGTAATGATGAAAGGTG